GATCAAATACTCCCCACTCTTGTAAACACGTTTGCAGATCCTTACCAAAATCTGTTTGGTGTTGATAGTCATTTTTATGGTGATGATGATATTCCAGTAGAACATCCTCCTCCTTTATGGTTATCTTCTGCTTTATTTGATGTACATTCTAACCCTTTGGGGCTTTCCTTCTTGACGGAGGAAATAGAAATGTGCAATAATATTATAAAACAAATTAAAAGCATGCCCTATAAGATGATTAAGGAGCAGATTAGTGACTATATATTTAGTCAGATTAGGTACTTAACAAATACGTTTAGTTTACTACATCATTTGTTGTGTTATTATAATGGTGATGCCTCTTTGGCGTTATTATTAGACTCGATTGCAGTGTTTATTTCTAACACTATTAATGATAGTACTTTTTCTCACTTAGCTTCCATTTTAATGAACGTGTGTGAAAATTTCCAGACTTTTGTTAGTTCTACCTTTAGTAAACAATCATCTGGTGAAGATCCAACTTCTATTACCCAGACAGAGACATTTTTGGAGACTAAGAAATTTATGATGACTTTAATTACACTACCTTTTGTTGATACTATCTCAGATACCTTATTTAGCGAAAAGGTCAGCGCGAGTATTAAAGAGTATTTGAAAGGATCTTCTGAAGAAAGTATTGCTTACCAGGCTTTTGGATATATGAAATATATGTGTGTCCGAGGATATGCGTATTATGTATCAGGTGATGTAGCAGATCTTCTTAATTCTGATTCGCCTTTTAGAGTATGGTGGTCAGAATCTAATGATATTTTGTTAAATTATAACTATGATGCTATTACTAATGCAGAGAACACAGAAGTTAATGTCATGAAATTAGATGAGTTATTGACTCAAGGAGATAGATTCATGCGCTTATGTCAGAATAAGAAAGATTTAGCTTTTTATGATGTTAAAAATACTATCCTTAAATTGAAGAATTTTAAATTGGATATGATGACTCATAATGAAGTGGCTAGTTCTAGACCTGTCCCTCTTTGTTTGCTATTGTTTAGCGAACCTGGATGTGGTAAATCATACATTATGAAGTTCATTATCAAGATCGTTGGTGATGCTATCGGGAAGACAGTTTCCGATAAGATGGTTTATAATAGAAACGTCGGAGAAGAATTTTGGAATAATTTCAAATCCGATCAGTGGGCTATTATTAAAGATGACATATGTTCTAGACAACCTATATATGATCAAGGTGAAGATGTTAATGAAACTTTACGTATTGCTAATAATGTAGGTTACATGACTAATCAGGCTAGTCTGCCAGATAAAGGAAAGACTCCAGCTATGCCTCATCTTTATATGGCTACCACCAATATTAAGAGCCTAAATGCCGGCAAATATTCTATAGCTCCATCTGCTATTCTCAGAAGATTTAAGTATGTTATTACTGTTGTCGTTAAAGAAAAGCATAGAGTTCCCGGTAAAGAGGAGATAAATTCATTGCATGAGAACGAAGAGACGTTGCACGTTAATGCAGATTGTTGGTATTTCATTATCGAACAAGTGTATATGGGAGTTAATGAAGTTGTCTATGAGAGAATTAATCCTCTAAATTTTGAACCTCATAATCTAACAGAGATTGAGAATAAAGATACAGGAGGTGGTAAATTCGTACTTGATAGATGGCAACTTAGTAAAACCATTTTCCATTTAGCTACCAATCAGAAGCATAAAGCCGATATTATTAAAGGCGTTATGGATGATATGTTCACACATACTTTGTGCCATAATTGTTTTCAATATCATGACGGATTGTGTGTTGAAAAACAAGGTATTCATCATGTAGAGATGTTTTATTCACTGATTGCGTACCATTACATAGCTTTTGTATTTATTCTATTTGAATATGAGAATATATCGTGGCTTGCTAATTTATTGTATAAGTATGGACCTAAGAGGATAAAACGCGTAGATGCTGCTTGTGAGCGCATTAAAACGTACGCCGTTGATAAAGTCCATCCTAAGATAAGAGATGCTAGGGCTATATTTATGATAATGAGTAGCTGTGTAATTGTTGGTATGACAGTCCATAAATACAGGGAAAGAGCAAAATGTAGATTGAATGATTATTGGAAAGATTCCACG